TGAAGTCATCGTGATTGTGAATCAATAGTTACGAAAGAAGAATGTAGTGCCATCCATTACAATAGTGCTGAAGTCATACCGAAGTTGATGATCCCACACACTATCCCAATCAATAGCAGCATACACAATAGAATCTTGAATAGACTCTAGCTCATTAACAAACTCCTCTGCAAAGTAACGCTCAGCATGGTACTCATCATTATACCCATAAAATGCATCCTCATAATCACTAACAGTCTCAATACCGTTATCACTAAGCTCATCAATAAACGTCATGAACTCTTCATGGGACCACTTCTCAGTGTATGATTCCTCATCAAGCATATCATACAATGCTTGCTTTTCCTTAGACAATGCTTCGTACTCCTCATCCTGTACCTCACTATCTAGAACAGGTGTGATACCACGTGCATTCAATAGCTCAGTGTAGAAGTCAACATACATTGCCTTACCATTGTCATACACATAACCAGCATCAAGGATCATCTCAGTGCGAGTAAGTTCTCCACGTTGAATGAGATCCTTACGCTCATCTACAAACTTAAGAAGAGTGTCGCCAGTAAGCATGAAAGGAACAGCGGTGGTGGTGGTCATTAGTTTACCTCAGTGACAGTGATTTGGTCGATAGTGAACTGATTGGTAGGGATGCTATTAATGCAATCTTCTAAGTCATTAGCATCCTCAACAGTAATGAACGTGAACTTACCGGGGTTGTTAATAGACTCAAGAATGACGTTAAATGTGGGCATATGCGAATGAGTGTGAATGTCGAATTAGTCACCGGCAATGATCTCTACTAATGCATAAGGATACATCTCACAATAAAGATCATGACAATCCTCTGCATCACTATACGTTGGGAAGTTATCAAGATAAATCCAACTCCCCTCATCATTCATCCGTGCAATGTAATACATCAAGCAGCCTCCATACGATAGTTGTTGAGATACTCATCTACTTGAGAGTTGTTAGTGATGAAGTCAACAACATCCTCAAGATCATAGAATGGATCACCATCTTGATCACCATACGGATCAATCAATACATACTCATCCTCATCATCACTAAAGCGTTGAACAAGATCATAGCTGGTGCATTCCCGCACAGCATCACGCAACACATCAAAGGAAAACATTACTTAATACCTCCGCAATCATGTAAATTGAACCAACAACAAGGATAACCGTAGCAGCTATCATCAAAACTTAATCTCCTCAAGAGTGGGCTCCACCTTAGTAGACTTGGTGAAACTATCAACAATCATGTCGAGTACAGTAAGCAACTCATTGCCATTCTTAGCACGACCAATCAAACCAGTTGCAATCTTACGATCAACAGTAATAGACATAAGCAAACCTCCGTTTGTAAGTGTTAAACTGTGTTGCCATGATCTAATTTATGTCCGCGCATGTGGCTCTGCGCTGTAATGATAACATGATCGTATAGTCAGGTCGGGTTGCAACCTATAACTATTCGCGGGATCGCTCGCTCCGCTAGTTCCGTCTTGTGACGATCATAACATATTAAGTTGTCAAGGTGCAACATACACGGTAGAGAGCGACGGTCTCGCCTCCCCCACCGATGAACCTACCATACCACGGCTGCCTCGTTGTGTCAAGCCCCAGAACCCAGTGGAACCGTGTAGCCCCTCTAATTGATGTGGACTCGCGGTGGGATCGTGTTAGTTTGCGTGAGTGTGAACAGACTATGCATTACTCAGTGGTGTCTATATGGCTCTGTATGGCGTTGTACTACCTATACGCCTCGTACTACCTCATTACTATTACACAGCCCTTGTAGCGCCTTACAGCGTAGGCTGAACGTCATCCTGTCCATACAGTGCTGAGTTGTTAGGTTGGGTGAACAGATCGCTTGACCCCTACATCCTTATTGCAACTCATTCTCAATAAGCAATAGCATCCCCCTACCTATTACTAATGCATAGCACTGCATATCCTTGCCCCCTTAGCTATTCTTATACCGTTGCAATCATGATTGATACTGATAATAATCACACAGCACAGTACATACAGTGTGCGTCCTGGATTGCAATAAACGGCAATTAGGGTACGTATATGGGGGTATTCGCGAAGACCACTATCGATATAAGGCTTCACAAAATTATGTCAAAAATAAAGGGACCCACCTAGGCGCCCCCTTAGCGCCCCTCTGCGGTATCATCGGTACCATCCAACCAAGGCGCCCTTAGACGCATCTCTGGGAGGCTTGTGGAGGTGTCTGAGGGGCTTTCTGTGTAGATGGGAGTGGGGATGGTTGGAGGGTGAAGCGATTCCCACTCCTTAATCGCTTCATCGAGTTCTACCTTAATGCGGTTATCGATGAGTTTTTCTTCTAACCAAACAAGGAGACCAAGGAGTAGATGATCTACCCCTGGGATGTTAGTCTTCCATGCTTTGTAGAGAGCTTTAAATTCGTTTAATTTAAGTTTGTATTCCACATTGCTTCACATACGTTAGGGAGGTATTCCTGTAGGATGTCTTGGATTTGTGATGCAATAAGTGCGTGTTCTTTTTGTGTACCATTCTTACACCGTAGATCACAGTAATGCAACCACGATCTAATGGTACCATTCATGTACATTGTTGTTGGTGATGCCATTGGCAGTACTTCACGAGCACACTCCTTAGCTACCCCAGCTTCCAACATACGTTTATAGAGATTATAGGATTGAGCATAGAACTTACCAATATCATACTCTAGGTGTTTCTTTACGACATCATCTAGATCATCAATAGAGTTCTGTCGGTTCTTTGTATCTTGTCTACGGAGTTCTGGGATCTCAGCAGGTTTAGTTACTACTGCATACCGTTGAGAGAACTCTTGAAAGCTAAAGCTACGATGCCTAAGGATCTGTGCTGCTATACTCCTTGTTGTTTCTATCTCTACACACATGTTCACCATTTCAAAGGGTGACCAATGATTATGTTTAATTAGATACTTAATTAGTTTAGCACTGGTCTCAGTGTTTGATTGATTGGAAGGATTAGATACCCTAGCCATATAACTAATTAGATCTTCAGCGTTAGGAGTGATGTGTACGAGAGTGGTGGAATGCATACTAGTGGTGGTAGTTGGAATGCTAATAAATGGTGGTTATTAAGAATCTTGTTATTACTTCTACTGCATACAGTAGTATAGGTAGTGACAAGATTGAGAAGTTAGGAGTTGGAGATACAATAAGTACTCACTAGATTCAGTACAAGTTAGAGTAAGTAGAGAGAAGGTACTTACAGAATGTCCATTCCCAGGGACATTAACTAAGGAGTTAGGTTTTGTGTCTTTGTAGTTTAGGAATCCCCCCCTACCCCCCCTTTAAGGTAGTAAAGAAGAGGAAGATGTGTCTTTAGCGGAGCTAATGACAGGTCTTCCTCTAGCTTCGGGAAAAGTGATCCACCCTTCACTTCTCCCTTTAGGGGCATGATTGGTTTTAAACCCAGGTGGGGACTGACTTTTTAGTTTTGCCTCTAGCTTGTCGTCTTTGGTCTATACTGAAGCCAAGAACAAGGTGATTGGTAGCTGCTTGAGGATCATCCATGAATGTATCAAGCATATCATTCCAGTCTTCTTGTTTACGCATTTTAACAGCTTCATAAGCACTAATAGACATAGCATCTGTAAAGTACTTAACACCTTGTGCTAAGGAGTCTAATCTGTCATCATGTTTTACGGCACCTTTCTCCCGGCACATCCTAGACATCTGGTAGAAGAGCATGTATAGGAGACGGTCTTCGGGTGGGGCTTCTTTATTCGAGTTGTAGTCCCATTCCACCACAGCCCGATCAACAATAAGGCGATGTTGATTAAGAACAGGCTCAAGGGTATCAATAATACGGTCTTCTTTTCGGACGTTAGCTCGGACTTCTTCAATGTCAATAGCTTGTTTAGTTTGTTGTAGATGTTTCTTAAAGAGTTCAGATACCATACCATCACCAAAGTTAGTCTCAATAACTAGCTTAGTTACGTTATAGCGTTTACAACCTCTAAGGATATCAAGCAATGTTTTATCACTATAACCATCACGATAAGCACGTACTTCATGTACATACAGGAAACCATTACGTTGAGACATGTATGTAACTGCTGTCTCATCAGTACCTCTACCAGATGGGTCTACTGAGCAGATAGTTTCGGTGTATGGTCCCCATTCCCCTTGTAAAGCCATAGGTGAATAGAAGTAATCACCAGGTAAGCCTACTGTAGGGAGGTCTTTAAGGATGTTACGGGGGTCACTACACCATACCACAGCATCAGGAGCTTGTGTAGGGTTAACAGCAGTCACCACAAGATCAGAGAACTTAAGGGGGAACTTCTCAGCATCACTTAGGGTAGTATCCAGTTGGAACTGCAACATGAAGTTACTACGACCCATAGCTGCTTCACGTTCTAACAAGTCATCACTGGTAAAACGATCAGGGTCCGTAGGAGTCCATTCATCTGCACCCATCTCGATGTCTTCAACGATCTGTGGTGCTAGAAGGTTTTCATATTGAGTTAGTTTGTCTTTACGCGGGTAACGTGATGGCCAAACAAAGGGACGATAGTTACGTTCAGCTAAACGTCTATAAATAGTAAATGTTGTCTGCGGGGTACCAAGATAAAGAATGCGGCTATCATCTTTTGGTGTGAGGATAGATTCAGCTTCAGTACAAAGTTGTAAAAGCTTTTCCCGCATCATTTCTGTCATACTATTGTTAGGCACTTCGACATCATCAGCCAGAATAATATCAGCACGACTACCAGTTAGCTGACCTCCAATCCCAACTGATTTAACTGAAGGAGCTTGGTGAGGAGAACAGTTAACATCAAAACTGATTCGAGACCAACGAGCATTATCACTTTTCGGTTGAAGGTGCCCTAACCATGGAGTTTCTACAATAAGTTTTTGAAGCCAGATTGATTGATTGTCCGCGCGTTCTTTCGAAGCCGACAAAATAAGAATTTTCTTTTCTGGGTCATTGAATAATGTCCAGAGTACAAATGCACCCGCTAACCAGCTTTTTCCGCAACCGCGAAATGCTTGAATTTGAAGACGTTTAGGACCATATTGTAGATAATCGCAAATAGCTAACTGTGCTCGTGTAGGGTGAGGTAAGTTTAGTTGCGACCAAATAGCTGTGACAAAGTATTTAAGATCACTTTTTAAAAGATCTAAGGTACTCAATTGCTCTTTGGAGCGTTTCAATGTCGTCATTTAATTTTCCTATAGATGTATTACAATCACGGCAAAGAAGACCACGAATAGCACCAGTAGTGTGGCAATGATCAACTGCAAATGCATAGCCAGATTTGCATTCAGTGGTTAAACAAATAGCACATTTACCCTCTTGTGTTTCAAGCATCTGATTGTATTGCTCAGAATTAATACCAAATGTTCTGCGAAGGTGACGGTCTCGTTCCTTTTCTTGTTCTAAACGGTACCACTCTGGATCTAACCTTTTTTCACTGTAACGGTCCCTAGCCTTTTTGTTTGAGCACGTTTTACAATAAAAACTGCGGCCATCTTTTGTGTTCTTATTTTTACTAAAATCAGTAACTGGCTTCTCTACGCCACAGGAGCGGCATTGTTTAAGTTGCATGGTAGAATGTACCTAAGTGTGTAAAGAGGCGCCTTGTAGGGGCACAGAGACGCCTCTGAGGGGGTGTTAGTCAGCAAGCTTAACTCGTGGTTGGATATATGTGTTATGAATCCGTTCAATTTGACCGATGCGTGAGTTATTAGCACGTAGGACTTGTTGAGGATCCTTAGGTCTAATCCTCATGGCTGGGTCATAGGGGACATTCATCATCTTGCCGATGTTAAGTGCTGCATTCTTAGATGGTGCAAACCCATGAGTTGTTTGCATACGACCAATAGGATTCTTACCGTCCAGGTATTTAATTTTAAGGATGGATAGCAGCTCTTTAAGTTTCTCTTCCACAGTTAGATCTCCCGCTTACCAAAGATGCTATTGAAAGCACTGCCAATAGGTTTAGCAAAGAAATCCATAATACCAGCACCAACTGGGTTAATAGCTCTGTTAACTTTAGGAATAAGGTTAGTAGCTTGCTGTGCTGTACTACGTAGAGCTTGGCGTTGTTGTTGAGAAGCAGCTCCTGTACCACGCTTTACTTCACGCCACTGACCACCACTTTGTTCTAAGCCGTAGCCGGGTTTATCTACTAACTCATTTCTTTGATTAATAAAACGTTGTTGACCGTTAACAATGTAAGCTTGATTACTAGCTAATGGACCAGCATCTAAATCACCAGTTAAACCTTCAGCAACTCCACTGCCAAACGCCTGAGCAGCTTGTGGTATCGTAGCTCCACCAGCTAAAGCAAGACCACCACCAACAACTCCAGGGAGAAGAGCATCTGCAGGACCAGGGATAGCCCTAGAGATAGCTGTTGCACCACGCATAAGAGGATTACGTGTGACTCCTTTGGGCATCAACTTTGTTGATTTTTTAGCAGCTTTAGCTCCTCTTTGCAATTCTTCTAAACGCTCTGGTGATACAGGATTACCAGTTTGAGGATCAATACCTGTTTTAGAAACAGAATTTAACTGCTCTTCCATCATCCGCAATCTTTGCTGGTTAATGGTTTCCCCACCAAGTTGTGATCCAAAAATATTGCCAATTGGATCAGGATCTGGAGTTCTACCTCTTGATTCCCATTCAGCCAAACGTTGAGCAGCGATTTGATTTGGATCTTTTGTTCCATTTACAATTTCTTGTAAATCAGCTACTTTAAGGTGTTCTGAACCCAATACGTTTAGTTTGTTGTTAGTGAAGTCCCATTCATAGAAATCGTCTAACCATCCAGAAGATGTTTTACCTGTTACTTTTAAACGTTCTATATTACCTCTAGGGGCGGCACCATGTAACCTATTTAATACAGCAATCTCAAGTGCTCCAGCTCTAGCGCTTTCTGCTCCTCCGTATTTATTAGATAACCAATGACCACGATCAAAGGGGATGCCTGTTTTAGCAGCTAGTTCTCTGCCTACATCTCCCATAGTTTTCCATTCTTTACGAACAGCTTTTTGATATGTATCAGCTGCTTCTTGACCGTGTTTAGAGGAAATAAGATCATAAACTGGTCTAGGTAATCCACCTTCTGCCGACATATACTTGCGCTTATTAAATCGAACTTTACCGTTATCTCCAATTTCTAATGGAAACACGGATCCAACTCGATTTTTAGCAAATTTTTGTTTTGGATCTTCTAATTGTTTACCAGCAACAATAGAAAGTTCTTGACCAGTTTTAGCTGATCTAATTTGCCTATTAAATCCAAGTTTAGCTTCAGCAGCTTTTAACCATTCAGCAGGTTTAGCATCAGGGTTTTTACGACGTTCCTGTTCTGCTAACCGCTGAACGGTTGAAAGATACTCTTGTAAAGATTTAAATGTATGCCCCTGAGCATCTTTAGCAGGTAAGTAACCAGCTCGTTTATAATAATCAAAGATTAACCGTTGCCCTCTATCATCGGATAGATTAGCAAAAGCTGCATCTTGCAGGACTCGATCAAACGGTTTTTGCCTTCTAGGAGCCATTACTTAGCTCCCTACAACACTGGATCCACCATCCTTCTTACGCTTTTCATTATCCATGTAGCGTTGAGCGATCATCTCCCCACGACCCGTAGGACGACGCTTAGCAGCCTTCTTAGGGGCTTGTTCCTGAGGCTTATCCTTTGGCATAGAGAACTTACGTCCAGCCTTACGGGCGTCTTTCTTTTGAGCTTTGAGATCCTGCTTTGCTTTATCCATCTCACGCTTTTCCATGCGTGCTTTGATGTCTTCAGAAGTGGTGTTCTTACCTGCCTGACGCTTTTCAGATGCTTTACGCATCATCTTAATTTCAGCAAGCGTATCTTTGACTGACTTCTTCTTTTCCATAGTTAGTTAATGTGTGATAGAATGAATTGTTCCCTTGGTGTTACACCGAATGTTTTACGCATCCATTGGAGCCAATTGCTACTTCCTTTATCCTGATTACACTTTTGACAGGCTGGTACCAGGTTACTTGTAAGATCTTCTCCGCCCATAGACTTAGGACGAACGTGGTCAAGAGTAAGTTGATT